ATGTCCCCCGTCGTCGCAAGACTCCCCAAAATAACCGAAAATATTTCCTCGCAGCTTGATTCCATACGCGGTCTTGCAGCAATTTCAGTCGTGATCGGACATGCCAATCAGGTCTTGTTAGCCCCGTTTTACGAGAGGTTATCGCCATGGCTTGGGTTGTTGGCTCAAAGTTCAGTAATGATTTTCTTTGTTCTCAGCGGCTTTTTGATCGGGAAATCCATCAGCAGCAATATTGCAAAAAACGGCGGTGCGCTCTCACTAAAAAAATATCTTGGTGATCGCATTATAAGAATCTGGCCACCGCTCCTGCTATCTATCGCATTGTTGATTTTACTATATCAGATTGCCCCCTTCGTCTTCGCGAGCGGCTCCCGCGCATTTCTGTCTATGCCCGGTCATGCGCTTGCGCGCCAAGAATTCACCTATGAGCCAATGCAGCTTCTTGGGGCTGCCGTTGCGGTGAACGGTTTCTTTACCGATACGCCAAATTCGAACGGCGCTTTATGGAGCCTGTCTATCGAGGTCTGGTACTACCTGCTGGCCGCAATTGTCGCCTGGCCAAAACGCTGGTGGAAACTGGCTTCGATCCCCGCAGTAGCGGCATTGCTTTATGTCGGATGGAACAATGATCAGTTTTACTACTACCTGCCGGTCTGGTGGGCCGGTTACCTAATATCCATCTTGCACAATCGGTCCGTCCTTCCGCCGGCCAAATATTTGTGGCTGGCAGCCACCGTGTTCCTTTTCCCCGCAATTTTCTTTGCGACAAAGACGCTGACTGTTGAAGACGCCCGCACTGCGTGGCATTTTCTTGTTCTCTACAATATCGCTACCGGCTTATGCTTTTCAGCCATTCTTGCCCTCATTCTGGTCGGCAGTGCCAAATTCACGACCATATTTCGTTCGGCAGCTCCATATTCCTATACCCTTTACATCATCCACATGCCTATCCTTCTGTTTCTTTTTGGCATTGTTCAACCTTGGATGCAAAGATCAGTTTTACTTTGCCCCCTCATAGCAGTTGGCAGCGTGGTATGCATTATTGCGATAGCCCGTTTGGCAGCCCTGGTCGTGGAAAATCGAAACAAGGTCAAATCGTTTTTCATTCACGCAGCAATTTAGCTCCATGGTGTTGGCATACAACAGAGGTACGCTGCATTCCCCACCATGGCACGAAAGCCGTCCTTCCCACGCCATTGCACCAACCGTACGAAAAACCGCTCAAAGTGCGTCAAAATGCGTCAAATCGCATGCCCCCTCTTCGCCCCGCCGCGCCAGTCCTCATGCGCCTTCGGCCATGGCGCAAATTTGAGTCAAAAGCCCCCTATATAGCGGGCAGGTGTGGAGGGGGGACAACTGCGCGCGCCGGGCCGAAATGGGGATTTTTCTTGCCTCCATGGCAATTTCATTCATTAGGACGTAAAAAAGCCGCCTCGTAGGCGGCTTGTGCGGTGGCTGGGGTGCGCTGGCGCGCCTGGGCTGCCACGGCCCGGCCCTGCCAGCTATCGCTGCGTGGTGGTCATCCTGCGCGGCCGGCGCGCGCCTTGGCCACCTGCTCTTTCTCGTAGTCATCGCGGCAGTCCACATTGCAGAACAGCAGCGCGGGCGCCAGCGCCTCGTCGCAGTAGTGGCAGCAGCCATGCGCCACCAGGGCGGGCCGGCACCGTACAGCAGCCAGGCCGCGCGCCACCTCGGCGAAGATGATCTTGTCGGTGTTGTCGATGTGATCGCTCATGCCGCGCCCTCCCCGCCCGTGGCCAGGTCATACGGGGCGAAGCGCACCACTTCCACGCCGGCCCACTCGTTGATCGCTTCGAACTGCGCCTGCAGCGGCACCAGCTCGTTACGCGCGAAGACGCGCGCGGCCGGTTCGACGGCGCCGAAGCCGCCGGCATTGTTCGGCAGGATACCCATCAGCTGGGGCGGCACGCGGTGCGCGGCCAGCTGGTCGTCGCGCGTCACGCTCTTGATGTTGAAAAATTCGTCCTTGGCGGCCACGTCCGACACGGGCAGGATCTGGATGCCATCCTTCTTGCCGTTCGGCGCGTACATGAACAGGTTGCGGAAGTTGCCCGGCCCCTTGCTGTCGCGCATGGCCTGGCGCAGGTTGTCCACGTCCTGGGTATTCGCCGCAGCGTCCGTCATGTAGAAGACGAAGCCGGCGTGCGAACCGTTCTTGTAGTACTTGCGGCGGAACAAGGTGGCCGCCTCGTTGAGCCAGGCCGATTGCAGGGCGCTCAAGTACTGCGGCACGCCGTACAGCTCCTGATTCACGTCCGGTTCCATCAGGTGGAACACGCGGCCCTTGTCGAACTGGTGCACAGCCTGGTAGCCGTTCACGAAGAAATACGTGTCCAAATCGACGCCGCGCCGCATGTACTTGGCCAGGGCATGCTGGTACGCCAGCGCCTTGCCGCTGCGGCTGGGCCGATCTTCCAGGTAGGCATTGCCGAATGTCAGGAAGTCCAGTGCCATGCGTTTGAAGGCGTCGCGCGACAAATACTTGCTGGGGATCAGGGTAGACGCCAGCACGTTGGCCTTGAAGTGAATCGCGCTGCTATGGTGCACGCCGGCATTGAAGGACTTGGCCAGGCCGGCCAGGTTGACGGGCGGCTCATACCAGTGGCCGTTCTTCCAGCATTCGAAGCAGTCGAGAATATCGGCGTGCTCGAGCACGGGCGTCGGGTCGCCGAAGGAAAACGCCTCGATGCCGGCGGCGGCCGGCGCCGTGGCCGTGGCCGTGGCCGCTGTTGATGGCGCGCTCCCGGCCTGCTGGCCGCGCGCGCGCAAGTGTCGTGCTTTGCTCAAGAATAAATCTCCATGAAAGATTGGTGGTTGTCGGTGGTGCCTTCGAAAGGCTCGTGGTCGAGGGCGTGCATGCAGGCCCACGCCAGGTCGGCGTGGCCGGTTTCATCGCTGCGGCCGGCGACATAGGTCACGTGCCGCCCGCTTGGGGTGAGGGTCTTGTGGATGGCCATGAACGATTGCGCGATGTCGGTCCAGCCGGCGTCGAACTCCAGCCGGCCCTTGCTGATGATGTTTTTGGCTTTCAGCACCATGCGGGTTTTGACTTCGGGCGAATAGTTCAGCGGCGTGACGGCCGGGAAGAAGCCGCGGACAATGGGCAGCACGCCGATGCCCATGCCCGTGGTATCGATGCCGATGTATTCGACGTTGTAGCGTTGGGTCATCTGACGGATGGCGTCGGCGTGGTCTTCAAAGCTCTGCCCGCGCCACTGGTGGCGCTCCAGGATGCGGAACTTGCCGCCGGCTGTCATCGGCGGCGCCAGCACGACGCAGCCGGCGCTGTCGCCATTCAAGGCCGGGTCGTAGCCGATCCACACGGGCCGGTTGCCAAACGGGCGCAGGCCCAGCAAGGGCTTGTAGTCGTCCCATTCGACCCAGGAATCGACCATGCAGCGCTGCAGCTCGGCCAGCGGGAAGACCGAGGCCGAGTCGTCAATAAAGTTGCACATCAGCAGGTTGTCAAACTGGTCGGGGCTGTATTCGAAGTTGCGCAGCTCGTCGATATCGAACAGGTTGCAGCCGCCGCGCTCGGCGTCCAGGATGGTGACGATCTGGCGCCAGATCTTGTCCTCGCCCGTAAAGCCCGACGACAGGCGGCCATGGCTCACGTCGATATTCACCTGGTCGGCCTTGGCGCGGCGCTTGTTGAACAGCTCGCCCGTCCAGAACGGATAGGCCTGGTGCGTGGTCGACGATGGCGTCGAGAAATAGGTCTTGCGCCACTTCTTGTGGATGGCCATGCCTGAGGCCACTTTGTTGAGTTCCTGGAAGTTCTGCGTCCAAAAGAATTCATCGAAGTAAAAATTGCCGTGGTAGCCCTGCGCCGTGCGCGCATTGGTGCCCAGGAAGTACAGATGCGCGCCGTTCGGCAGCACGATGGGATCGCCCGTCAGCTCGATGCCGGCCGCTTCGCGCGCAAATTGCACGATGTATTGCTTGAAGACGTGCGCCTGCGACTTCGACGCGGACAGGAAAATCTGGTTGCGGCCCGTCTCCATAGCATCGGCCAGCGCCTCGCGGGCGAAATACCAGGTGGCGCCGATCTGGCGGGACTTGAGGATGGCGCGCGTGCGCTGGTCGCCGTTGCGATACCAAACTTTCTGGTAATCGAACAGCGAATCCTGGAAGGCGTCGAGCAGCTGGATTTTCTGTTCTTCGCTGAAATCGTTGCGCGTCGGCTTCTTCTTCGGGCCGGCATTGCGGTTCGCCAGCTTGGGGTTGAGATCGACCTCGTTGCCGCCCGGCTGCTCATAGCGGCGCACGCGCGCCATCTGCACGATGGTGCGCGCGAGTAAATCGATTTCCTTGTAGTCGCTGCCGCTCTTGACCTCTTTTTCGATCAGTTTGACCAGGCGCAGCTCGGCCGACGCCTCGACGTGCTCGATGGCCTGGGCCTTGTCCCATTCGTCGCGCAGCTTCCAGCTGTTGATGGTGCTGCGCTTGATTCCCAAGTGGCGGGCGATGGACGAAATGCGCCAGCCCTTCCAGTACAGGGCGCGCGCGGCGCGGCGTGGCTCGGACTCGGGCACGGCCAGTTCCGCGATTTTCTCGTCGGCCGTTTGTTCGCTTGTTTTCTCGATTGTCAGCATGCCGCCAGCGTAGGCCGCGCGCGCGCGGAGCGGGGAAAGGCAAAAGTCGCTATTGCCCATAGCAACCCGCAGCGCATTGAATCGCAGCGCCAAGACGTTGACCATGGCGTTATCCGATCAACCGAGACACGCCACCATGCCTAAATCCCAATTCTTCCGCGTCGCCACCGAAGGCGCCACCACGGACGGCCGCAACATCGACCGCGCCACCATCGAGCAGATCGCCGCCAGCTACAACCCGAAGACCTACGGCGCGCGCATCTGGCTGGAACATATCCGGGGCATCCTGCCCGACAGCCAGTTCAAGGCCTACGGCGACGTGATCGCCGTCAAGACCGAGGAAGTGGACACCGACAGCGGCAAGAAACTGGCCCTGTTCGCGCAGATCGAACCCACGCCGGAGCTGGTCGCCATCAACAAAGCGAAACAGAAGCTGTACACCAGCCTGGAAATCCAGCCCGACTTTGCCGACTCGTCGCAGCCCTACCTGGTCGGCCTGGGCGTCACCGACAGCCCGGCCAGCCTGGGCACCGAAGCGCTGAAATTCTCCGCCGGCCGCAAGCAGCAAAGCGCCAACCTGTTCACCTCCGCCGTCGAGGTGACGCTGGAATTTGACGAGCCGCAGGGCACCAAGCTGGCCGACGCCGTGAAAAACCTGCTGTCGCGCTTTTCGAACAAATCCGGCGCCGACGCGGCGCAGTTCGCCGACATCAGCGAAGCCGTGGAGGCGCTGGCCGGCCACGTCGTCACCGTCAACGACAACTATGCCGATGCCATCAAGCGCCTCGATGCCGCGGAAAAAGCGCAGAAAGCGACGCAGGACGAGCTGGCCACCTTCAAGGCGCAGATGGACGAAGCGCCCGGCAACGGCCCGCGCCGCCCGGCCGCCACCGGCAACGACGGCGCCGTGCAGACCGAGTTTTAAGCGCCCGCGCCCTTCCACGACACCCCATCAACAACGGAGCACTGATTTATGAAAAAGCAAACGCGCCAGGTCTTTGGCCAATACGAAACCCGCCTGGGCCAACTGAACGACACGGACAACGTGGCCAAAACCTTCAGCGTCACGCCCAGCGTGCAGCAAAAGCTGGAAACGAAGATGCAGGAATCGAGCGAGTTCCTGTCAAAAGTGAACATCATCGGCGTGACCGAACAGGAAGGCGAAAAGCTGGGCCTGGGCGTGTCCGGCCCGATTGCCGGCCGCACCAATACCAAGGACAAGGAACGCAAGACGCGCGACCTGTCCACCCTGGACGGCACCAAATACCGCTGCGAACAAACCAACTTCGACACGCATCTGAACTATGCCAAGCTGGATGCCTGGGCCAAGTTCCCCGACTTCCAATCGCGCGTGGCCAATGCCATCCTCACGCGCCAAGCGCTCGACCGCATCGTCATCGGTTTCAATGGCGTGAAAGCCATGGCTGACACCGATCTGGACGCCAATCCTCTGCTGCAGGACGTGAACAAGGGCTGGCTGCAGCACCTGCGCGAGCTGGCTCCCGAGCGCGTGCTGGGCCTGGTCGCCAACGGCATGCCGGGCAAGGTCATCATCGGCGACGTGGACGGCGCCGACTATGCCAACCTCGACGCGGCCGTCACCGATGCCGTCAACCTGCTGGACCCGTGGTATCAGGAAGACACCAATCTGGTGGCCATCGTCGGGCGCAAGCTGTTGAACGACAAGTATTTTCCATTGGTCAACACCAAGCAGGCGCCCACGGAAACCCTGGCGGCGGACATCATCATCAGCCAGAAACGCATCGGCGGCTTGCCGGCGGCGCGCGTGCCCTTCTTCCCCGATAACGCGATCCTGATTACGCGTTTCGACAATCTGTCGATCTACTTCCAGGAAGGCGCACGCCGCCGCCGCGTCGAGGACGTGCCGAAACGCGACCGCATCGAGAACTACGAGTCGTCCAACGACGCCTACGTGATCGAAGACCTGGGCCTGGCCGCGCTGGTGGAAAACATCGAGCTGAAAGACAAGTAATGGCGAATATCTCCCCTGCCCTGCGCCACCGCGCGCGCATGCTGGCCGAGCGCACGGCCGGCGCCGCCGCGCCGCAAGGCGTCACCACCGGCACGGCCTACGAGCTGATGCTCTACAAGCTGGCCGACGACCGCCGGCGCCTGAAGTCCATCCAGTCGGTGGAACGCAAGATCGAGGTCAAGGCCACCTTGCTGCCCGACTATGCGCAGTGGATCGACGGTGTGCTGGCCGGCGGCAAGGGCGCCCAGGATGACGTCTTCGCCACGCTATTGGTGTGGCATATCGACACGGGCGAGTATGCGCGCGCCCTGGTCATGGCCGAATACGCGCTGGCGCATAAATTCACCCTGCCCGAGACTTACAGCCGCGACATCGCCACGCTGATGCTGGACGAGTTCGCCGAGGGCTATTTGCACGGCAAACTGGCCAGCGATCCGCAGCACGCGGCGCAGGTGCTGGGCACCGTCGAGCAGTTGACGGCCGCCAGCGACGCGCCCGACCAGGCGCGCGCCAAACTGCACAAGGCGATTGGCCTCGCCATGATCGCCGTGCTCGATCAGGCCGACGATACGGACATCGCCCCGGAACTGGTGCAGCAGGCGGAAAACGCCATGGCCCAGCTGAAACGTGCGCGCGCCCTGTCGGAGTCTTGCGGCGTCAAGAAAGATATGGAACGGCTGGAGCGGCGCCTCAAGCGCGCGGCCGGTTCCACGTAAAGAGCATCCCCCGCAGCACGGCGGCACGGGGGGATTCTGGCCGAACCATCGACCTGATGAACCCCGTCCACCGCCCACTTTTTGAAAGCGCCCCGTATGTCCTTCATGGCCCTGCCTCCGTCAAACCAGCCTGGCACCACCCCTGCTCCGCCAGCGCCGGCCGCCGGCATCATCGAGAACGACGGCTGGTTTCCCGACATCCTGCTCACCGATATGCGTGACGCCATGCGCCTGGACGGCACCGTCACCGACGCGCGCCTGGTGCAAGCCGTGGTCGATGCCATCCTGCACGTCAACCGCGAGCTGGCCGACTGGCAGGCCGCGCATGCGCAAGCGGGCATAGCCGCCCTGGTCGACGTGCCGGCCACGCGCATCAACCGCGAGTCCCGCTTGCTGGCGCAGTACCGGCGCGCCGTCTACAGCACGGCGAAGGCAGACCTGATCGAGCGCTACCGCGATTACGACAGCACGGCCACCTCCGTGAGCGACAAGAAAAGCATGGAGTGGCTGGACGAGGCGCCCGGCGCGCAGCGGCGCAATGCGCAATGGGCCATCGCCGATATCGTCGGCCGCACGCACCTGACCGTGGAACTGATCTGATGCAGGTACGCACGCAGCAGCACGACACGGTGGACGCCCTGGTGTGGCGCTACCTGGGCGACGGCGCGGGATACGTCGAGCACACCCTGGAAATGAATCCCGCGCTGGCGCGCCACGGCGCCGTGCTGCCGGCCGGCCTGGTCGTCACCCTGCCGGAACCTGCAGCCAGCGTGGCCACCGTGGCCAACGTTGTGCAGCTATGGGACTGACTTTTTTAACAACCTTCACTTATCCTCATCATGGAGAAACAAGCTATGTCCGCAGAATCATTTGGTGGTTTCGCCACCCTGGTCAAACTGTACGGCTTCAAGGCGGCGCTGGGCATGGTCGGCGCCGCCATGCTGTACATCGTGCTGCCGCCGCTGAACAGCGACGGCACCTTCAACAAGGGCGAATTCGTCGCCCGCCTGGCCTGCGCTGGCGTGTTCTCATGCCTGCTGGGCGGCACCGTGTACCAGCTGCTGTGCGCCCAGCTCCCGGCCATCGGCGCCATGGTCAACGCCTCAGCCATCGACCTGATCGTCGGCGCGCCCGGCTGGTGGGTATCGCGCGCCGTGGCGCTGTGGTTCCAGCGCCGCAGCGACAAGGACATCGCCGAGCTGGTCAAAGACGCGAAGGAACATTGATGGCCACCACCGACAATCCACTGATCGCGCGCGTCATCGACGCCATCTTGCGCGCCGAAGGCGGCTATGTGAACGACCCGCAAGACAAAGGCGGCGAAACCAATTACGGCATCACTGTCGCCGTGGCGCGCGCCAACGGCTACGCGGGAGCGATGCGCGATCTGCCCGTGGCGGTGGCGCGCGCGATCTACACAGCCCGCTACATCACGAAACCGCAGTTCGACCAGGTGCTGGCCCTGCATGCCGGCATCGGCGCCGAAGTGATCGACACGGGCGTCAACATGGGGCCGCACCGCGCGGCCGAGTTCCTGCAGCGCTGGCTGAACGGTTTCAATGACACGGGCGCCCGCTATCCCGCCCTGTTCGTCGACGGCCGCCTGGGCACGCAGTCGCTGGGTGCACTGGCCGCTTTCCTGAAATGGCGCGGCCAGGATGGCGCCACCGTGCTGCTGCGCGCCTTGAACGGCCTGCAGGCGGCGCGCTACCTGGAAATCACCGAAGCCAACAAGAGCCAGCGCCGTTTCCTGTTCGGCTGGATCAAGGAACGGGTGGCCATGTGACCGCAACCACCTGGCGCCCGCTGGCCGCCTGCCTGCTGTGCGGCGCCCTGGCTGGCTGGACGGCGCAGGGCTGGCGCAAGGACGCAAGCATCGCCGCACTGCAGCGGACGGGCGCCACCAATAAAACCAATGCCGCCATCGCGCTGGCCCAGGCCACCGCCCGCGTGCTGACGCTGGAACGCGCCGCCGGCGCCGCCCTGGCGCAGCGCGCCGACCACCTCAACCAGGAGCAAACCCATGCGAAAACCGAGCGTGACCGTTTTAACGATGACGTGCGCAGCGGCGCTGTGCGCCTGTCAATCCCCGTTGCCAGCGGCCAGTGCGCCGCCACTGCAGATCCCGCCGCTGCCGCAAGCCATCGGCACCAAGCGCGCGCCGAACTTGACCCAGCGACTGCGGCAGCTCTTGACGCCATTGCCGGCGACGGCGACGACGCCACCCGCCAGCTGAACGCCTGCATCGACGCCTACAACCTAGTACGAGACACCTCCCATGTACAAACCGAATAGCCTGCGCCAGCACTTGGCCGCCGCGATTCCCCAGCTGCAGCGCGATCCCGACCGCCTGCTGGTCTTTGCCGACGAGGGCAACGTGGTGGCGTCGGCCACCGCCTCGCTGTCCTTCGAATACCGCTTCAAGCTCAACCTGATCGTGACCGACTACGCGGGCGACGCCGACGCCATCATGGTGGCCCTGATCGCCTGGCTGAAAGTCCACCAGCTCGACCTGATGACCAACGAGGAAACGCGCAAGCACGGCATCGCCTTCGAGGTCGATTTTAATAATCATGAAACGGTCGATATGTCCATCAAGCTGGACCTGACCGAGCGCGTGGCCGTCAAGACCGGCGAAGCGGGCCGCCTCGACATCAAGCACCTGGCCGAGATACAGCACATGCCAGCCTATGCAGACGAGTTCTGGAAGCTGTACGACGGCGAGACTCTGCTGGCCGAATGGCGCACGCCCGAGGCCACGCCATGAGCGGCGACCTGCACGCGCTGGAAGTCTGGGCGGGCGCCCTGCTGGCCAAGCTGCAGCCCGCCCAGCGCCGCGCCATCAATCACAAGGTGGCCACCGACCTGCGCCGCAGCCAGGCGCAGCGCATCAAGGCGCAGCAAGGGCCTGACGGCGCGGCCTATCCGGCGCGCAAGCGGCGCAAGGAATTGAAGGGAAAGAATGGGCGCATCAAACGGCAGAAGGCAGCGATGTTCGCCAAGATTCGCACCGCAAAACACCTGAAAGTAAAGGCAACCGGCGATCAGATCGAGGCCGGGTTCTTTGGCTGGGTGGCGCGAGTGGCACATGTGCATCAGTTTGGCCAGCAAGACCGCCTGAGCAAGAAAGGGCCGGTATACAAGTACCCGGAGCGGCCGCTACTGGGCTTGAGTGAGCCGGATCGGACGTTGATACGCGAATCCTTGTTGCGTCACATGGAAAAAAACTAAGATGCTTCAATGCAAACTTCAACTGACATTAGTTATCAGATGAGTTAGAGTCGCAGGATACAGGCGGTCACTAGCCAAAAACGATAATTTCGAAAAAATATTTTTTATGAGTTTAGGATCATTAGATGAATGGACCATTTCCACGTATGCCTTTGCCACAAGAATTGGCATATGAATTCATAGGTATATTCGCAAGATGCGAATACGCGTTAAAAAGTACTGATTTTGCCAGAGGTGGGGAGGTCTCCGTCGAAGCAAACTGGGACAAGTTCGCAACATCAATAGATGAGAGTTTTCGACGCGTCCCCGCTCAGCCATTCATGGATGCTGTACATTATCTTCTAACCGAACCACCAAGAAAACAGGTATTACGAGAAGGCCGTGTTGATTGGAATAACTCCCCTCCCGACGTTAATCTTCCTGATGCGCAGAAGGTACTTCTGATGGTTCGACGAGTTAGAAATAACCTATTTCACGGAGCCAAAATCTGGTCTCCAGAATATGATAACCGAGAGCGAGACATTAAATTAGTTGAGGCTTCACTATGTGTACTCAAGCACGTTGTAGAGCTAAACACAAATGTTAATATTGCATTTGCCGTTGGGGCATTTTAAATATAATTTCCTCGCTTCCAATCTTCCGTACGACTAAAAAATTTCAGATGCAGCCAGTCCCGTGCACGAAGTTGAATTTGAGTAGCCATGATAAAAAATGACCCGAAAACTTCAAACAGTCCTAAACCTGAAGACGATGTTTATAGTGAAATAAATCTATTAACGAGCTCGCTACGTGAACTTGACGACCGAGGCTTGGTCCTTTCGCTAGCCGCATTTGCTGAGGAGGCCCTTGGCGATCTTCTGAAAGCATTCTTAATGCCTTCGGACGCAACAACTCAACTAGTTGAAGGGTTCAATGCCCCACTTGGAACATTTTCGTCTCGCATTAAAGCTGCTTATTCCATTGGCTTAATCACCAAAGAGCAATTTCAAGATCTTGAGATTTTGCGTAAGATTCGGAACGAATTTGCACACAACTGGAAACCAGTTGACATGGCTAAGCAAAAAATTGCCGCGTTAATTGATAATATGACATATAGTCGATTAGATAATAATTTCCCGACTACTTCCAGCGAGAAGATTCGTAGTTCCATGAGTTGCTTGTTGATTGAAATATGTGCTTCGACCCACCAAATCAAAAAACGCGGCACCCAAGCGAAATTAATCGGAAATCATCTCATGTGTGGATTCTCTGGAGACTTCGCCTCCCAGATTAAAAAAGCCCGTGCAGAGCTGGATAACATCGTACATAATCTAGAAAAATCACAAGGAAAGGAAGTCAATTTCTACCTAATACTACTTGTACGATTCAAGGATAGATTGACGGTTTTAGCGAAACCAGAAAATCCCGAGCAGAAAAAAGAACTTACAGATTTCTATGAATATTTTGATAGTCGACTGCGTGATTTGCAGGCTAATAAATGATCCACTCCATAGTGGCGCCCTTAATCTCCTACTTGATGCGTACCAATCTCTTCAATGACAGCCGTGGGGAGGAAATAACCGCTAGCCACATCACTCCATAAAAGGAAAATATGAGTGTATGCCTGGTGGACCGCCATAGTCACTAAGCCACTTATCAACCCGCCTCCGCGTGCATCCGCACGCGGACTTCGGCAACATGCATTGCATGAACGCCGACCTGTCCGACCTCCTCCGCTTGCTGCAAAACCTGATTCGCCTGGGCACCATCGCCGAGGTCAACGGGGCCAAGGCGCGCGTACGGCTCGGGCCAACCCTTACCACCGAATGGCTGAAATGGTCCACCCGGCGCGCCGGCAGCACGCGCACCTGGTCGGCGCCCACGGTCGGCGAACAGGTCATGGTATTTTCCCCCGGCGGCGACCTGACGCGCGGCATCATTTTGCCCGCCCTGTACTCGCAGGAATTTGACGCGCCCGAAACCAGCGACACCATCCACACCACGCATTACCCGGACGGCGCCGTGGTGCAGTACGACCATGCTGCCCACGCCCTGACGGCGACGCTGCCCGGCGGCACCGCCACCATCACGGCCGACAAGGTGACATCAAACGCGCCCAGCACCATTTGCACGGGCGACCTGACCGTCATGAAAAACCTGATCGTCAACGGCGCGACCGCCCTGAACGGCGGCGTGAACGCCAAGGCCGGCGCCGCTGGCGGCGTGGCCATGGCCGTGCAAGGGACGATCAAAGCCAGCGAGGACGTGCTGGCCGGCGCCATCAGCCTGGCCAAGCATGCGCACGGCGGCGTCAAGGGCGGCGGCGACCAGTCGGGCGGGCCGCAATCATGATGGGCATGCACGCCGCCACCGGGCGCAGCCTGACCGGCCTGGGCCACCTGCGCCAGTCCGCCACCGACATCCTCACCACGCCCATCGGCTCGCGCATCCGGCGCCGCCGCTATGGTTCCGAAGTGCCCGAGCTGATCGACCAGCCCCTGAACAGCGCGACGCAGTTGCGCATCTACGCCGCCACCGCCTTTGCCCTGCGCCGCTGGGAGCCGCGTTTGCAGCTCGCCAGCGTGCAGCTCACGCGCGACACGGACGGCGCCATCGCGCTGCTGCTCGATGGCACGGCGAATGGCCAGGCCATCACCATGGCCGTACCCGTCAAGCAAGGCGGCGCTGTATGAGCACGCCCATCGACCTGACCCAATTGCCGGCACCGAGCGTGGTTGAGGTGCTGGACTTCGAAGCCATCCTGGCGAGCCGCAAGGCGCACCTGGTCAGCCTGCTGCCGGAAGCCGAACGCGCCGCCGTCACGGCCCTGCTGGAACTCGAATCGGAACCGGCCACCAAGCTGCTGGAAGAGAACGCATATCAGGAAACCATCCTGCGCAACCGCGTCAACGAGGCGGGCAAGGCCGTCATGCTGGCGTTTGCCCTCGACGGCGACCTGGACCAGCTGGGCGCCAACGTCAACGTGGCGCGCCTGGTCATCACGGCGGCCAATCCCAACGCCCTGCCGCCCGTGGCCGCCGTCATGGAAGATAACGACGCCTACCGCCTGCGCATCCAGGAAGCGCCGGATGGCCTGTCCGTGGCCGGCCCGAAAGCGTCCTACGAATTCCACGCGCGCAGTGCCGACGGCCGCGTCAAGGACGCGAGCGCCACCAGCCCCGCGCCGGCCAGCGTCACCGTCACGGTGCTGGCCAACAACGACACAGGCATCGCCGACGCCGCGCTGCTGGCCACCGTGGCGCGCGCGCTCAACGCCGAGGAAGTGCGCCCCCTGGGCGACCGCTTGAGCGTGCAGGCCGCCCAGGTCATCGACTACCAGATCGAAGCGACCTTGTATATCGGCGTCGGCCCGGAAGTGCCGATTCTGCTGGACGCCGCGCGCGCCAACGCCGTGCGCGTATCGCAGCCGCGCCGCCCGCTGGGGCACAGCATCTACCGTTCCGCCTGCAGCGCCGCCGTGCACGTCGAAGGCGTGCGCAAGGTCGTCTTGACCAGCCCGGCGGCGGACATCGAACTGAACGCCACCCAGGCCGCCCGCTGCACGGCCATCAAGCTCAATGTCGTGGTGCGCGATGAATAACTTTGTGCCGACTCTGCCGCCCAACACCACGGCGCTGGAACGCGCCATCGCCATGGCCTGCGCCGAGCTGGTCAACGTACCCGTGCCGCTGCGCGAGCTGTGGAACGCCGACCGCTGCCCGGTCAACTTGCTGCCGTTCCTGGCCTGGGCCTGTTCCGTGGACCGCTGGGACGACACCTGGCCCGAATCGACCAAGCGCGGCGCCATCAAGGCGTCCTATTTCATCCACAAGCACAAGGGCACGATTGCCGCCGTGCGCCGCGTGGTGGAGTCCCTGGGCTATTTGATCCGCATCACCGAATGGTGGCAGACCACGCCACCGGGCGTGCCGGGCACCTTCCGTCTCGACGTCGGCGTGCTGGACACGGGCATCACCGACGCCATGTTTCAGGAAATGGAACGCCTGATCGCCGACGCCAAGCCCGTCAGCCGCCATATGACCGGCCTGGCGATTTATCTGGAAAGTCGCGGCACGGTTTACACCGGCATTGCCGCCTACCACGGCGACGTCATGACCGTCTTTCCGTGGATTGCGGAAACCATCGAAGTGCGCGGCACGCTGTTGCAGGCCGGCGCATCCCATACCATCGACACCATGACCATCTATCCATGAGCACATATTTCGCTATTCTGACGCAGGTGGGCGAGGCCAAGCTGGCCAATGCCATCGCCCTGGGGCAAACCCTGAAACTGAAAAAAATGGGCGTCGGCGACGGCAACGGCACCCTGCCGGTTCCCGACCGAGGACAAAAGGCGCTGCTACGCGAGGTGCACCGCGCCGACTTGAACAAATTGGACAAAGACCCGGCCAACAGCAGCCAGATCATTGCCGAACAAGTGCTGCCCGAGAACGTGGGCGGCTGGTGGATGCGCGAACTCGGCATCTACGACGAGGCGGGCGACCTGTGCGCGGTGGCCAACTGCCCGCCCAGCTACAAGCCATTGATGGCCGAGGGCAGCGGGCGCACGCAAGTGGTGCGCATCGTGCTGATCGTCGCCAGCACGGCTGCCATCGAGCTGAAAATCGATCCGTCCATCATCCTGGCCACCCGTAAATATGTCGATGACCAGGACATCACCGTGCGCGCCTACAGCGACGCGCAACTGGCCAAACACCTGGCCGCTCTTGATCCGCATCCGCTGCTGGCCAAGGTCGCCTATGTCGATCAGCAGGACGCCAGCGCGCGCGCCTATGGCGAACAGCAACTGGCCAAGCATCAGGCGGCTCTTGACCCGCACCCGCTGCTGGCGAAGGTCGCCTATGTCGATCAGCAAGACACCAGTGCGCGTGCCTATGGCGATCAGCAACTGGCCAAGCACCAGGCTGCTGCAGATCCGCACCCGCTGCTGGCGAAGGTCGCCTATGTCGATCAGCAGGACGCCAGCGCGCGCGCGTATGGCGACCAGCAACTGGCCAAGCATCAGGCGGCCGCCGACCCGCATCCGCTGCTGGCGAAGGTCGCCTATGTCGATCAGCAGGACACCAGCGCCCGCACCTATGGCGATCAGCAACTGGCCAAGCATCAGGCTGCGGCAGACCCGCATCCGCTCCTGGCAAAGACTGCCTATGTCGATCAGCAGGACACCAGCGCGCGCGCCTATGGCGACCAGCAACTGGCCAAGCACCAGGCCGCAGCCGATCCGCATTCGCAATACAGTAAAAAAGAAGTGGCAACACTGCCGAAGTTCAGCGCGTCGAGCAAGCTGGCCAGCGCCGAGTTTGTACAGCAGGCACAAGGCAGCATGGTGAAATACGTTGGCGTGAATGCCGACCGCATCTTGACAGCGGACGACATGGGCGCCGCCCTGTACTTTACCGCCCCTGGTCTGACCCTCACCATTCCCAGCCCGGACTCGCTGGGCATTCCCGCCAATTCGGGCAAGTACTTCAAGCTCTTCGGCCTGAACCAGTCGCCAGGCACGATTGCGTCCGGAGCCGGCGTGGTCATTGGCTATGACGTTGGCGACGTGAAAAAAATCATCATCAAACAAGGCCAGTTCATCACCGTGATGGCAACAAGCGGCCAAGTCTGGCAAGTCATCGATGCAACCGCCGAAATGGGGCGCAATGCCGACTTTTCGTCAAAGTTGGTTGGAAGTAACGGCCACCAAAAACTGCCAGGTAATTTCATCATGCAATTTTGGCGATGCCACCGCGACGCCTGCAGGAAGCTTCATTACATTCGATATCGCCTTCCCTGTGGAGTGCTTCGGCGTCTGCCTCACCGGCGCCAACAACGACGCCGTCAATCGCCTGGGAACCGGCAAGCCAACCAGGACAGGCTTTGCTGCGTACTCGTCCGACTCCACTCCGGCCACTCGTTACATCGCTTTCGGGAAATAACATGACCATCTTTTATTCCAATACCACCCGTGGGTTTTATCCCGAGGATATGCGTGCCGACTACGAACAGGCCGGCACCTGGCCGGCCGATGGCGTCAAGGTCGCGCCCGAGGACGAGGCCATGCTGCGCGAGGCAATCACCGCTGGCGCGACCATCCGCAAGCAGTCCGGCGGCAAGTGGAGTATCACCGCGCCACCGCCGCCACCGTTTGCCGTGCTGGCCACGCCCTACCTGGCCGGCGTGCGCCAGGCGCGCGACGCCATCCTCAACCGGCTGGCCGGCATTGGCTTTGCCGCCATGGCCAGTGGCGACGCGGCCACCGCGCAAGCGGTTGCCACGGCGCGCACCTGCCTGCTCGACATCACCACCTGCGCGACGGTCGCCGCCGCACAGGATCTGGATGCCCTGCAAGCGGCCGTCAGCGCCGAATTCCAGCGCATCGCCGACGCCTTGCCGGATGAGGCGCGGCGCGCCTTCGATGATGCGGGCACGACAGCGCCCCAGTAACGTCTTTTCACCACTCACCAGGAGAGCCCTATGGCCACCGACTACCACCATGGCGTGCGCGTCATTGAAATCAACGAGGGTTCGCGCCCGATCCGCACCGTCTCCACGGCCGTGCTGGGCCTGATCGCCACGGCCGACGATGCCGACCCGGAGGCCTTCCCGCTCGATACGCCCGTGCTCGTCACCAACGTGCTGGCCGCCATGGGCAAGGCCGGCAAGACGGGCACCTTGTATCGCAGCCTGGCGGCCATCGCCGCGCAGACCAAGCCGCTGACGGTCGTCGTGCGCGTGGCAGAAGGCGAAACGGAAGCGGAAACCACGACCAATGCCGTGGGCGGCGTCTCGCCCGATGGCAAGTACCTGGGCGCCCAGGCGCTGCTGGCCGCGCAAAGCAAGCTTGGAGCGAAACCGCGCATCCTGGGCGCGCCGGGGCTGGACACCCAGGCCGTCACCAATGCCCTGGCCAGCGTGGCGCAGCGCCTGCGCGGCTTCGTATATGCGTCGGCCTACGGCTGCGCCACCATCACGGCGGCCACCGCCTACCGTGGCCAGTTCGGCCAGCGCGAAGTGATGATGATCTGGCCGGATTTTGTGAACTGGAATACCGCCACCGACGAGGAAGCCGGCATTTCGGCCGTGGCCTACGCCATGGGCCTGCGCGCCAAGATCGACGAGGAAACGGGCTGGCACAAGACTTTATCGAACGTGGTCGTCAACGGCCCGACCGGCATCAGCAAGGATGTGTTTTTCGACTTGCAAGACCCGGCCACCGATGCCGGCGTTCTCAACGCCAAGGAAGTGACCACCCTGATTAACATGGGCGGCTACCGCTTCTGGGGTTCGCGCACCTGCGAGGCGCCGGGCGGCTTCTTCTATTTCGAAAGCTACACGCGCACGGCCCAGGTGCTGGCCGACACCATCGCCGAGGCGCACTTCGCCTACGTCGATGTGCCCTTGCATCCGTCCCTGGTGCGTGACCTGCTGGAAAGCATCAACGCCAAGTTCCGCGACCTGAAATTGCAGGGCTACATCATCGACGGCCATGCCTGGTATGACGAGCAATACAACGACAAGACGGCGCTGAAAGACGGCAAGCTGGCCATCGATTACGACTACACGCCCGTGCCGCCGCTGGAAAACCTGAAATTCCAGCAGCGCATTACCGACCGCTACCTGGCCGACTTCGCCTCCCGCATCGCGGCTTAACCATCCCCGTGCCCGCCGCGTGCGGGTGCCACTGACCACTGGAGAACACTATGGGCATGCCCCACAAACTCAAGCAATTCAACGTATTTCAAAACGGCGTCCTGTTCATGGGCATGGTGCCCGAAGTCACCTTGCCGAAACTGAGCCGCAAGATGGAAGAGTACCGCGCCGGCGGCATGAGCGGCCCCGTGTCCGTCGACTTCGGCAACGAGGCGCTGTCGCTGGAATGGAGCGGCGGCGGCCTGATCGCCGAAGCCCTGAAACAGTACGGCGCGCACACGCATGGCGCCGTGCAACTGCGCTTTGCCGGCGCTTACCAGAACGACGATGACGGCAGCGTCGCCGCCGTCGAGGTCGTCGTGCGCGGCCGTTACAAGGAAATCGACATGGGCGGCGCCAAGATGGGCGACGACACCACGCACAAATACACGATGGCGTGCAGCTATTACAAGCTGATGATCGACGGCGCCACCGTCATCGAACTGGACTTCATGAGCGGCACCGAGAACTTCGGCGGCGGCGATACCAACGCGGCCATCCGCAAGGCCATCGGCCTGTAATCCCCTTTTTTACTGACCACTCCACCACAAGGAACACAGCATGAACAACGATACCCAAAACAGCGCCGTCATCGAGCTGGACGAACCGATCAAGCGCGGCGACAGCTTCATCACCTCGCTGACCGTGCGCAAACCCAAGGCGGGCGCCCTGCGCGGCATTTCCCTGATCGAGCTGGCCAACCTGAACGTGTCGGCCCTGCAGATCGTCCTGCCGCGCATCACCGAGCCGACCCTGACCGCGCACGACATCGCCAACATGGATCCGGCGGATCTGCTGGCCGTGGGCGCCGAGGTTGCCGGTTTTTTGGCGAGCAAAGCCGATCGCCTTTCGGTATCCCCGGCGAAGTAGAAGACGCCATGGCCGACATTGCCGGCGTCTTCCACTGGACGCCGGCCGCGATGGACGGTTTTACGATTGATGAACTGATGGCCTGGCGCGAACGCGCCCGGCAGCGAAGCGGAGCGGAATAGATGGCTGGTCGGGATCTGAAATTACAGGTGGTATTTGCAGCGCTGGACAAGATTACCGGCCCGCTGAAAAAGATCATGGGCGGTTCCAGCGAGACGGCCAAGGCCTTGAAGGCCACCAGTGACCGCTTGCGCGACCTGAACGCCCAGCAAAAGAACATCAGCAAATTCCGCGAGCTGCACGGTGGCCTGGACGCCACCCGCACCAAACTGGAAGCGGCGCAACAGAAGGTGGCCAGCCTGGCCACCAAAATGAAACAGACGGAGGCGCCCACGCGTGCCATGACACGCGAATTTAACGCCGCCACCAAAGCGGCCAGCGCCTTGAAGACGGCAGGCCAGCAGCAGGCGCAGCAACTGCAAGTCATGCGCGAGCGCCTGGCGGGCGCCGGCATCGGCACCAAAGACCTGGCCAACCACGAACGCACCTTGCGCCGCGAGATCGAGGCCACCAACAAAACCACTACCTTGCAGCAGCAGAAGCTGGCCAACGCCGCGGCCAAGCAGCAGCGCGTCAGCAATGCCACGCAGCACGCCGACAAGCTGCGCAACAAGGCCGGCAACCTGGCCATGGCCGGTGCTGGCGCGACCGCCACGGGCGCCGTCATCGGCGCGCCCGTGGTCAAAGGGCTGAACGAGGCCAAGCACTATCAAACAGAAGTGGGCAGGGTCAACGCGCTGGGCCTGGGCGACAAGGTGTCCGGCGAGGCCGTCGCCTTCGCGCGCAACATGAAGACCTACGGCACCAGCCAGCTCGACAACCTGCAGCTCATGCGCGACGGCATGAGCGCCTTTGCCGATGTGCACCATGCGGAAATGGTCGCCCCTACCCTGGCCAAGATGAAGTTTGCCAATCACGCCTTCTTTGGTGAGGAAGAAGGCGCCGACAACGAACGCAAGTTCATGGACATGCTCAAGGTGATCGAGCTGCGCGGCGGCCTGGAGAGCAAGGAAAAGTTCGAAGCCCAGGCAAATATCGTGCAGCAGGTCATCACCGCCACGGGCGGGCGCGTCGGCCCGAATGAATGGCTGAACATGATCAAGACGGGCGGCATCGCGGCCAAGGGCTTGAAAGATGATGCCTTCTACTACCAAATGGAACCGCTGGTGCAGGAAATGAGCGGCAACCGCGTCGGCACGTCCCTGATGAGCGCCTACCAGAACTTATACCAGGGCCGCACGACGAAACGGTCGGTCAAAAAGCTGGATGAGTTCGGCCTGATTGGTGACAAGAGCAAGGTCACGCCTGACAAGGCGGGGCAAATTGCCTTCCTTGATCCAGGTGCGCTGCTGGGTTCCGAGCTGTTCCGCGAAAACCAGTTCGAATGGCTGGAAAAGGTGCTGTTGCCGCAACTGGCCAAGAAGGGCATCACGGAGAAAAAGCACGTGCTCGATGCCATCGGCAGCATCTTTTCCAACCGCACCGCGTCGAACCTGTATTCGCAGATGTACCTGCAGCGCGTGCAGATCCACAAAAATGAAAAACTCAACCGTGGCGCCGCCGATATCGGCCGGCTGGAAAAGCTGGGGCGCGACTCGGCGGCCGGCAAGGAACTGGAAGCGCAGTCCAAGCTGGCCAACCTCAAGCTCACCATGGGCGAAAAAATCCTGCCGCTGTACGCGCAGGGGCTGGAACTGGCGATTTCCGCCGTGCAGCGCCTGAACGGTTTCATGGAGCGCAACCCGACCGTGGCCAAGCTCATGATTACCGCCTTTGCCGTGCTGGCCGGCCTGCTGCTGGTGCTGGGGCCGCTGATGCTGGGCATCGCCGCCATGATCGGCCCGTATGCCATGCTGCACGTCATGTTTGCCAAGATGGGCGTGACGGGCGGCGTGCTCACGCCCATCCTGCGCAAGCTGGGCGGCGCCTTCATGTGGGCGGGCCGGGCCGTGCTGTGGCTGGGCCGTGCTCTTCTGATGAACCCGATTGGCATCGCCATCACGGTCATTGCCGGCGCCGCCTTCCTGATCTACAAATACTGGGAGCCGATCAAGGCTTTCTTTGGCGGCCTGTGGTCAGACGTCAAGGCGGCGTTTGCCGGCGGCTTTACCGGCATCAATAGCCTGATCGCCGACTGGTCACCGCTGGGCCTGTTCTATCGCGCCTTCGCGGGCGTGCTGGGCTGGTTCGGTATCGCACTGCCGGCCAGGTTCACCGACTTTGCGGCCAGCATCCGGGGGCGCTTCGCCAAGGGTCTGGCGCCGCTGGCCAGCTTCTTTACCGGCATCTGGTCGCAGATCAAGACCGCCTTTGCCGGAGGCATTGGCGGCGTCAGCGCCCTGATCGCCAACTGGTCACCGCTGGGCCTGTTCTATCGCGCCTTCGCGGGCGTGCTGGGCTGGTTCGGCATCGCGCTGCCCACCAAGTTTACCGACTTCGGCGCCACCATCCTGCAGCGCATCACCGCGTCCTGGGCGCCTATTTCCGCCTTCTTTGTCGATATCTGGTCGCGCCTGCGCACCGTCTGCGCCGGCGGCATGGGCAGCATCACGGCCCTGATTATCAACTGGTCGCCCGTCGGCGTGTTCTATCAGGCGTTCGCGGGCGTCATGAGCTGGTTCGGCATCAAGCTGCCGGCCCAGTTCACCGAGTTCGGTGCCAACATCCTGCGCGGCCTGGTCAACGGCATCACCGGTTCCATGGGCGCCGTCAAGGACGCCATCAGCAATGCCGGCTCCAGCACCATTGCCTGGTTCAAGGAAAAGCTGGGCATCCACAGCCCGAGCCGCGTGTTTGCCCAGCTCGGCGACTACACCATGCAGGGGCTGGCCGTGGGCCTGGACCGCAGCGAGGGCGAGCCGATTGCCAAGGTATCGAGCATGGCGCAGCGCCTGACGCAATTGGGCGCCGGCATCGCCATCGGCACGGCCACCGCCCTACCCGCCAGTGCCTTCGACACGCGCGCGCCGCTGGCCCAGGGCGGGTTCGGCGCCGGATTAAGCATTCAGGGCGACAAGATCGAAATCACGATCCAGGCGCAAGCCGGTTCCGATCCGCAGGCCATCGCCCGCGCCGTGTATGCGGCCATGGAACAGCGCGACCGCGAAAAGGCGGCGCGCATCCGCTCGTCCCTGCGCGACCACGATTAAGAAAGAAGCACACCATGATGATGATTTTAGGAATGTTCGTTTTCAGCCTGCCGACGCTGGCCTATCACGAGCTGCAGCGGCAAACGGAGTGGAAGCACGCCAGCACGGCCCGCGTGGGCCTGCGCGATGCGCACCAGTATGTGGGGCCAGGTGACGACACCATCACCCTGTCGGGCTGGGTGGCGCCGGAACTGACCGGCTCCCTGTATTCGCTCGATGCGCTGCGCATGATGGCCGACACCGGTAAATCGTGGATATTGATCCAGGGCACGGGCCGCATTCTCGGCTCCTACCGCATCACCAGCATGACCGAGGGGCGCAGCATCCTGGACGGCAGCGGCGGCGCGCGCCGCGTCGAGTTCTCGATTGCGCTCAAGCGCGACGACGACGGCGTGCTGGCCATGCTTGGCCTGGGCGACATCGGCGACCTGAAAAACATGCTCAGCATCGACGGCATGACCAGCAGCATCGCGGGCGCGGCCAAGAATGCCGTGGGCAGCGTGGTCGGCAATGTGGTCGGCGGCATCACGTCGAAATACGGCGGCGTGGTCAGCGAGATGAAAGACAAGATCGGCGCCGGCATCAGCGGCGCCATCGGCAGCGCGGCGGACAAGTTCAAATGAGCGAGCATATCCCCGCCTTCCGCGTCACAATCGAGGACAAGGACATCACCGCCATCGTCTCGCCGCGCCTCATCAATCTGACCCTGACGCTGTGCCGTGGCGACGAGAGCGACCAGCTCGACCTGGCCCTGGACGACAGCGACGGCAAGCTGGCCCTGCCGCCGCGCGGCGCGCAGATCACCATAGCGCTGGGCTGGCAAGCGTCCGGCCTGGTGGATATGGGCAAGTTCACCGTCGACGAGGTGGAGCACAGCGGCGCGCCAGACACCATCACCCTGCGCGCCAGGTCGGCCAACCTGATCGATACCTTCAAGCAGCAGCAGGAACACAGCTTCCACAAGACAACCGTGGGCGCCATCATCGAGGCCATCGCCTTTCGCAACGAGCTGGCGTCGGGCGTGTCGGCGCGCCTGCGCGACACGGCCATCGAGCACATTGACCAGACCCACGAAAGCGATGCGGCCTTCCTGCGCCGGCTGGGCAAGAAATACGATGCCGTGGCCACCGTCAAGAATGACACTTTGCTCTTCATCCCCATCAACCAGAGCCGCACCGCCAGCGGCAAGGCGCTGCCCGTCATCCCCATCACGCGCGCCCTGGGCGACGGGCACCGCTACCACAGCGCCGAAAGCGACGCCTACACGGGCGTGCGCGCCTTCTGGCACGACGAGCGCTACGCGCGCCGCCGCAGCGTGGTGGCCGGCGTGCCCGGCAACAGCAAGCGCCTGCGCACCACCTTCGCCAACGAAACGGACGCGCGCGCGGCGGCCGTGGCCGAATGGCAGCGCATCCTGCGCGGCTTGGCCACCTTTGAAATGAGCCTGGCCTTGGGCAACCCGGCCGTGTTCCCGCAATCGCCCGTGACGGTGCAAGGCTTCAAGCCCGAGATCGACGCCACCGAATGGCTATCAGTCAAGGTCACGCACAGTTTGGGAGGCAACGGCTTTACCACGCGTGTGGAGTTCGAAACGAAAACGGAAGCGGTCGAGGCCGAGCGCGAGGAAGAGAAAGATCCGGACGAGGGCATAACGGGCGTGGTGGCGAAGTGGAGGGATGTGGCGGCGAAGAAGAAAAAGGCGGGACAGGAACAGGCCGGCGCCACGGGCCAGTTCAAGACGCTGGAGCATCTTTACAAGAGCAAGCAGGCTGCCAAGCGGGCGGCGCTGCATGCATGGAGGCATATCGAAGAAGTGCGCGATATTTTAAGAGAAAATACCGGATAACCTCATAGTCAGGGAAGCATACGCTCTTTGACGAAGAAATATTAGTCCTCGGATGCAAGTCACCTCGAAGAATATCTACTTTAATCACGACTTCCCCTTTACATCGGCACGCTAATATTAAAATTTCTTAGTCTATTTTCTAGGATGCAAAATAATCACATTTTGCCGTTTCAGATGAAAATGCATTCGGCGAATACAACCCATAGAACTTAATAAATCTTAAAGATGGACATTCAGAAAAATCAAGATTATCAAACAAAGCATATTTATCCGATAATACTCTAAATTTACTCCCCCTATCCGTCAGCCCATTGTAGTACTGATATACACCTTCGATCCATGACAACTGCGCACGAACTATTCCAACATAAAACCATTTTTGGTGAGAATTCAAAACGTTCTTTGGTTGATTATCTATCCAAGTTATTAGCCGATATAATGTCCTAAAAGAACCATCAAGTTGAAATGATGTCTTCCTATACAACCCCTCCCAATTTGCCAAAAGACTGTCATAAATAGCCTTATGGATTTCTGATGGCGCATCTTCATAATATAACTCGCTTAGTATCGCCGAACCCAAACCAGCATCAGTAAGAATCATCGATTGCCCGACCCGGAGAGTGTGCTCATTAAATCTATTATCATACCACTTCTTCATTGCCATAAGACCTGTACGTTCAGAAAGCACGCCATCGTGAGTCTCAAGCTGCAAAGCTGCTATTTGCTCTCTATACATCTTTAGCCATGAAAAAAAAGTTTGTTCAAAATTTTGCAAAGATAAAGTACTATTTTGCAATATCAATGCATCATTTGACTTCGCCAACTCATCTAAAGAAGCTCTAAGCTCTCTTCTCTGTATTCGAATAGAATGAAGTACCAAAAATACAGTAAGCATTCCGACAATTGGATTTATCACCCCTCCAAAGTAATCCCCAAAAGTTCCCCAGTGCCCATTGTCCGACGACAAACCAAGCGCTCCGAATTGCTTAAAATACAAACCAAGCAGAACTAGGGATATTACAACAACTAATATTGCTGCCCACTTAATTAAAATTAGTTGCTTTACGTCTTGATCCAATACTTTAGAATTGTCTGAACCGCCAACTTCAATTTTATCAATTTCCATTTAAATCAATCTTTAATTCAAATAATTTTAAATCACTGCAATTAATCACGACGCATACAGATGCGCGTTTAAGGGTCAGATCTGCCATTCCTACACAGGCCCAGCTATGCGAATCCTCAAGCTGAAGTCTTTGCGTAAGCTCAGCGTCTGTACGCATACGCAGCATAGTTAGTCGAGCCGTATTGACAATTAATAAATCATAGTCTACTGTGAGCTTAGACCCCAAGGCTGAGATCGCCAAATGCCAGACATGAACCCGCAACCTGCTTGCTCCGCCGCCTGCTTATTCATTTTTTCGACGGCAAATCGAGCCAATTAGCCGTCCATTTTTGCCAAGTCGAAAGTTCCGCAGTTTCAGCCGGATCTAATTTAAGCATTGCAATTTGATTTTCACAGAGTGTAAGAAGGTTGAACATTATCAACGGCTCTGTAGACTCTATAGTCATAATTCTACTCAACCACAAATCAAACTTTTTGCTTGTTAAATTATCCCAGCCGTCCGCAATAACCTCGGCCTCGATTAATGCAAACTTCTGAGCAAGTTCGGCATGAATTCTGGCTTTATCATTCCACGCAAAAACAAGTCCAGGCATAGTAGCCAGCGCTACCATGAGGCCAGCTATCGCTTTGGAATCGGCAGTAACTAACAGAGAGCTAAATGCAGCAGTTCCGGCTATAAGTGACCCTGCTTTCCCCCATCGATCCAATAAAGAGTAGAAGCGCTCACGTTTACGATGATAAAGTACACTCAGCTGTGTTCTATGTGTAATAAATCTACGGGTTTCCAAAAGCCATTGGCTCAAACCTTCATCATCATCTTCGTCATCAGTTAGTTCATCTGCAATGTCGGATGTAATTTCAGCAGCGATCTTTTGACTTTCATTTCCCTCTGATACCTCCGGCAGCTTAAGTGACATAGTCTCCATGCTTTCCTTAAAAAAAAGCGCTCTGTTACTAGCCGCACCAAAATTACTGAGCGATACATGGTAGACACCCAGTGACGGCGTGCTGGCCGAATCAATTGATGTCTTGATTATAGAGTTTGGATCCTGCCGCTGCAACTTTGTCAGCACCTGAAATTCGGTGCTCCACCCATCTATTGTGAGATTAACTATATTACATTGACGCGCCACTTCAATGACATTGCCGACGACTACTTGCGAAACATTTCCATAAAAATCTACAATTCCCTTGGAAGACATTTTTTCAGCGTCTCCAAAACTACTAGCTTGCACTATAAATCTAGCCTTTAAAATCACATCGATTCGCCATCAACCAGTAAGCAGTCCGCGTCTGCGGGATAATCTTTTTCCCGCGAATAATATACGAGGCCCGACCGCCGCTGATAGGACAAATCGCTTTCACAATTTGGTTTGGCTCGGTCAAGAAAATGTCAATCACCTCGTCGCCGGCAAGAAAATACGGAGGTTCATCTTCCCCCTTTGCAATATTACCAAACTTAACATATTGCACAGTCATGCCTAAATTCGGCAGGCGTTCACCGAGATTCTTGTAATTCAGAGTTTTATCCGTTACAGGAATCTTCGCCAGGAAAAAGCTAATTTTTTTTGGATCTTTTGTTGACTCGTCAGCATGAGCCGACGTAATAAAAGATACTGTCAATAATGCCGCCATCAATACGTTTTTCACTTCTTCTTACCACCCATATTGAACGTCTGTTTTCCGGTCACGTCGCCGGTTACTTGCTGGCTGACTTTGCCGTGGAAAACAACCGTAGGGGCACTGGCACCTGTCTCAGAATTCGATAGCGCCGCTTTAACCGCAGGGGATGCGCTCATACCATCAATCATTCCCAGTACCCCTGCCTTACCCCGAATATCTAAGCCACGATAGCCAGTCAGCAATTCCTTTTCATCCTGAGTAAGCGCCGCTGTCGCCTGATCCCCGGTAAGAATAAATTGAACATCAGCGCCAATCGTAGAGATTGCGCGCAAATAGACTGCATCGGGCGATCGCTCGTCCTGTTCATACGATATTTGAGTACGTTTTTTTACGCCGCCTGCCGCGCCGAACTCGTCTTGATTCATGCCTAAGCGCAAACGCTCGGCTTTTAGTGCTTCCCCAATGGTGCTCATATTTTCACTAAATCTCATTGACAAGTGCACATTCGTACACTATAGTTACGCCATCCTGTAGCGATTACACATCATAACATTATGAAAAACGTATCCAAAACCGGGCGCACTACCAAGGGCGTCACTTCGCAACCTCTGGGCGTCCGCCTGGCGCCTGATGAAGTGCTGGAAGTCGAAGCCTTTGCCGCCGCGCAACAACGTTCCCGCGCCTGGTTCCTCCGGTTCCTGATACTGCGCGGCCTGGCTGACTACAAGCGCGAAATCGCTTCCCAATTCACCCAATAAGGACAACGTCATGTACCCCGATGCAAAACGTATTCGCAAACATACAGTCGCGCTGCGCCTGGACGATTATGAGCACCAGCTCGTTTCCTCGATCGCCAACTACCAAGGCGAAGAGCTTGCGGTGCTGGTGCGCCAGATCGTCATGCGTGAAGCCCTTGCCGCTATTGCTGCAGACGACATCGACAGCGTACAGCGTCGCAGCGCTTAAACCGAGTCCCTGAATAGTAACTTTTGAGTAACTGAAAAGCTGCCGAACATGCCCGATCACGAAATTCATATCAATGACGAAGAACTCGCAGCGCTGGAAGTCGTTCGTCAAAGGCAAGGGCTGGCAAGTATCGAACAGGCAGCGGAATGGCTCGTCAAATCGCGCTTACGCAAGCAGTCGAAAAACATGACGGGTCGCGGTCGCGCCCTGTACCAAGTGGAAAGAAAGCTGAAATGAGAGTCATCGGCCTGCCCTGCCCGCATTGCGAATACACCGTCCGCGCCGTCAAGAGCCGCACGATGTCCGCCATGTTCAAGGAAATTACCTACATGTGCCAGAACCCCGAGTGCGGGCACTCCTTCGTGGCAGGCCTGGAAGTACTGCGCACCCTCTCGCTGTCCGCCATGCCCAAACCGGATATCCGCATCCCGATGTCCCAGCATGCGCGCACGGCGGCCACCAGCCAGCTAGCCCTGGACCTGACAGCGGGCTGCTGATGACTATCCCGATCCTCGCGCCGCCGTAGCCCGGCCGCCGTAACTCCCCTCTTTTGCTGTGCCCTGCTGCGCTCTCTTTTGAGCGGGCGGGATTCGTTCAACCTGAAATAAGGAAAACCGATGGAAAACACGCTGCACGCCACCAGTGATGCCGACAAATCTATGGCATCAAGCACGATCCGCCCGACCTTGCAAAATTGTATTGTCCCCGTGGCACCAACGTGTTTTCTGCTGCAAGCCAGTGCAGGCATCGGCATCGCGGCGCTGACCGCCCGCATCCATGAGATTGCCAAGACCTATCACGCCTACGGCGCGGCCAATCTCACCTTCATCGTCAGCGATGCGCAGACATTGGAGCGTGACGGCTTTTTCGCGCCAGCCAAGCAACGCGCCCTGGTCGGCAAGCTACCCATCGAAGTGAACTACATTTTCGCCACCGAAACGGGTTCCCGGCACTGCTGCGGCACATCGCACACGCTCCCGTACTGGGCAGAACAATTTCTCAAGCCAGGGGCACGCTGATGCTGCGCCTGGCCAAAGCCTGCGGCATCTGGCTGCTGTCGCTGCTGATCGTCATTACCCCCGGCGTGCTGCGGGCCATCGGCGCCATCAAGGACTGAACCATGCCGGCGTCCCTTATCGACAATCACCTGTCCTTTCAGCCTGCCGCCGAGATTCTGGCCGCACGCGACAAGGACATGCCGACGCCACCAGGCGCCGGGCATGCGCTGGCCGCCATCGCCGAAGCCAAGGCCCAGCTACGCAGCATCAAGCCGCGCAACCTGGCGCCCTTCATGGCCCAGGCCTGGGGATTGTCGCCGCGTGGCGCGCGCCGCTCTGTGTTGATCGCCGCTGGCATGGACGCCGACCGCTGGGAATCGCCCATCCACTCCTTTACCGAGGAAGAGCGCATCGAGCTGCGCGCCGCCACCTCTGCCGCTATCCGTGTGTACGAAAGACTGTTGAATGCAATCTAAACAAATCCTGCTGCCTGCCCCGCAGCGTCACGAAGCCTTCTTGCGATCCGCCCAGTTTGCTCCCGAGCTAGCCCGCATCCCGTTCAAGTGGCGCAACCGCGTCATCACGGCCGCCATGGCCAAAATGGTCTGGTCGTCCTGGTACAAGGTCTATGAATCCATCGCCACCAGCTTTGTGCGCGAGTTTGCCGAACAGTACGTGCCGGCCGGCGTCGACTTGTCGCAGAGCGATGCCGACATCGTGGCCACCGCTGAGCGCGCGGCGGCCGGCGTGACCAAAATGCTGTGGATGGCCGTGTCCGACACGCACGCCCTGCAGATCATGGAAGACGAATGCGCCTCGTATGGCATCGAGCTGCCCGAGTTCGACACGATGACCGACACCATCGCCCGCCTGGTGGACGCCCGCTGGTGGCGCCGCCAGTTGCGCAAGCGTGTCAAGCGCGCCTTTGAAGCGGGCAATATCCGCCTGGGCTATGTGAACTATCGCGGCGAACCCTACGCCAGCAACGACGCCGTGCTGTCGCGCCTGGCACAGAACCGCCGCAACGCGGCGGCACTGGCGGCCACGCTGGTGCAGAACGAGAACGGCCAGCAATTCAGCATCGCCGAGCTGGCCGAGAAAACCACCGCCAACAAAGCCATCCGGCGCGGCGAGCTGATGTTGCGCATCAACGGCTTTGAGCAGATCGCCCGCGAGTGCGGCGACCAGGGTATTTTCATCACCTGGACGTGCCCGTCACGGTTCCACGCCATGCAGCACAGCGGCAAGCCAAACGACAAGTTCGACGGCTCCACGCCGCGCGAGGCAAACGCCTACCTGGGCAAGATGACATCGCTGTGCCGCTCTGCGCTGGCGCGCCGGGGCATCGGCCTGTACGGCTTTCGCATCGCCGAGCCGCATCACGATGGCTGCCCGCATTGGCATCTGCTGCTGTTCGTGCGCCCGACTGCGAAATACAAGACGACCCACCTGCAGGACGTGGCCGCCCGCGCCATCCGCATCATGAAGCGCTACGCCTGGCGCGTGGACCGTGGCGAACCGGGCGCCTTCGCGCGCCGTCTGGACGTGAAACGCATCGACTGGGCCAAGGGTAGCGCCGCCGGCTACATCGCCAAGTACGTGGCCAAGAACATCGACGGCGTGGCCGAGCACAAGACGAAAGAAGGCTATGTCGTCACGGCCGACACCGAAGGCGATGTCGAGTTGACGCCATCGGCGCGCGTCGAGTCCTGGGCCGCGTGCTGGGGCATCCGCCAATTCCAGCAATGGGGCGGCGCGCCCGTCACCGTGTGGCGCGAACTGCGCCGCATCGAAGAAAGTATGCTCAACGAAGCCCCGGCCGCCATGCGCCGCGCCTGGGACGCCGTGCAAAAGATCGACGGCGAAAAACGCGCCTGCTGGGCCGAATACCTGCGCGCCCAGGGTGGTGCCCTGGTGCCGCGCAAGGAACTGGTCGTCACGCTGGCCAAGGACGAAAAGACCGTCATCGGCCGCTACGGCGAAACGCTGCGCACCACTCCCTACGGCGTGCGCTGCAGCGACCTCATCGGCGTGGTCTTCAAGTCCGTGCGCCATACGTGGACGCCGGTACAGGCCACAGGCGGGCGCGGGGTGGCTGTCGGGGTTGCCGTTCCTCGGACTCGTGTAAATAACTGTACGCACCCCGACCGCCCTGCCCCGGCCACGCCGCCGGCGGCACCCTTGCCGAACCTGTCGAATGAGGCAAAAACAGCATTGATTGCAGCCTGGGCAGCCGTCAACGCCTGCCCGTATCCCCGGCTGATCGTCCCCGACAACCCACCCCATGAAGGAAATGGCACATGAGCACCTTTGCCGTGACCGTTCGCACGCAAACCGAACGCTTTGAATTTTTTGAGGTTGCCGCATCCAGCGGCGACGTGATCGACGCCGCTATCGACCGCTACGGAGTGTGCGGCGTTACCGCCAAACTGAAAGGAGCACCGCAATGCTGACCACCCTGACCGATTCACCGCGGCAAATCGCCCTGGGCGACCGCGTGACATTCGATACCGATGAAGGCTACCAGGCCGGCACCGTCAACGACTTGCGCCGTGATGTGGGCAATGGCGAGCTGCATGCGTGGGTGGAGCTGGATCACCAGTGGGCGGGCATGTTCCGGGCCGTACCGCTGGGCGCGCTGCAGTCTGCAAGCGTTGCAGCGCCGTGTGCGGAACTCGCAAGATGAGGCTACCCCGGTGAGCGCTTTTTACAACGAAATTGACCCATACGCAGCCGCTTGGCTGCGCAACCTGATAAAGGCCGGCCACATAGCGCCGGGAATTGTTGATGAACGATCGATCGAAGATATTTGTCCCGACGAGCTCGTCGACTACACGCAATGCCACTTTTTCGCTGGCGTTGGAGTTTGGTCCTATGCTCTTCGTCGCGCAGGATGGGACGACGCGCGACCAGTCTGGACAGGCAGTTGCCCGTGCCAGCCTTTCAGCTCGGCAGGCAAAGGAACTGGGTTTGCTGACCAGCGGCACCTGTGGCCAGCCTTCCAGCACCTTATCAGCGAGTCGCGCCCTGCAGCAGTCTTTGGAGAACAGGTTGCAGGCAAGGACGTCGATGCTTGGATCGACCTTGTACAAGATGACTTGGAAGCCTTGGGTTACACCTTCGGGGCGGTCGCGTTCCCGTCTGCGAGCATCGGCGCGCCGCACATCCGCGACCGCACCTACTGGGTGGGTTACACCAACGACACGGGACCACAAGGATACGCCCGGCATGGTAGCCCAGCGAGACGGCAAGGACCGGGTCGACCAGCTACCGCGCCAGGCCTATCTGGCGGGCTGGCCAACGCCACAGGCAAGCGACTCGACGGGTGGAGGCCAGGCCTGCCGGGCAATGGGAGAGACACGGCACGGCTCCAATCTGAACGACTTTGCGATGCTGGCGATGGACTCCCCGGCCCGGTTAACGGCCTCTGGCGATCTGCTGACTGGCTTACATGCCGGGATGGAAGGTGGCGGCCAGTTGAACCCAGCACATTCCCGCTGGCTCATGGGGCTCCCGCCCGAGTGGGACGCCTGCGCGCCTACGGCAACGCGATCAACGCAGAGCAAGCGCGCATCTTTATCGAATCGGTAATGGAGACGACGTGACCCACAAGCTATCCAGTCAACAAATCGAACCACAAACTAAAAAGATGGACCAGTACACCGAATTTTGCCGACTGCGCGATTATCGCAAGCCAGGCGCTGAGGTGCCGCAATACACGGAGGCCGAAGCGTTTGCTTTGGCGGTACAAACCGATTCCGAGAATAGGAAAAAGAAATGCTTCGCTACATGACCATACCGAAGTTCTCTACCGAGTCGGGTTACACGCCCGACGCAATCAGAACAAAGATCCGGGACGGGATCTGGCCGAAAGATGCCGTCTGGATCAAGGCACCAGACAATCGAATTTTAATTGACGTGAAAGGGTATGAATCATGGGTAGAGACGGGCGAGGTGTTAAAGCTGCATCGGAAAGCAGCATCGAAATCACCTTCATGTATCGCGGCACCAGGTGCAGGGAAAGGATCGCGCTCAAGCCCACCTCCGCTAATCTGAAACGGGCCGAGAACCACCGGGCGGCGATCCTGCACGCTATCGCCACCAACAGCTTTGACTACACGGCCACCTTTCCGCAATCGTCCAATGCCGTCAAATTCGCTGACCAGGTGGGGGATGTCCAGACCATCGAGGCGTTCCTGGACAAGTGGCTGGACAGGCAGAAAAAGCACCTCAAGGCCAGCACATACAACGGCTATCGCAAGATAGTCGTTGGCCAGCTGATCCCCTGGTTCGGCACCATCATGCTGTCGGCACTGCGAAAGAAGGATGTACGGGCGAAGCTTGAACCCATGAACGCGACCAACAAGACCATGGCCAACATCCAGAGCGTGCTGCGCAAGGCACTGGACGATGCAATAGAGGACGAGCTGATCGAGGTCAATCCTCTCGCGCGCTGGTGCTATTCCAAGGTCGAGGCGCCGCAGTCGAAGGACGATATCGACCCGTTCACGAAGGAAGAGCAGGCGGCCATTTTCGCTCAGGCAACCGGACAGGGGCGCAACCTGTTGCAGTTTGCGTTCTGGACAGGCCTGCGCACGTCCGAACTGGTGGCACTGGATTGGGCCGATGTGGACTTCGTGCGCGGCGTCGTGTTGGTGACGCGTGCCCTCACGCAGCACTCCAAGGTGGCAGAGGGTACGAAAACGAACGCCGGCCGGCGCGAAGTCAAGCTGCTGGAGCGCGCCATGCACGCCTTGCAAGAGCAAAAGGCATTCACTTGGGCGAAAGGTGAGGAAGTGTTTCAAAATCCGCGCCTGGAACGGCGCTGGGAGGGGGATCAGCCGATCAGAAAGACTTTATGGACCGGCATCCTGCAACACGCTGGTGTGCGGTATCGCAACCCTTATCAGACGCGGCACACCTACGCCAGCATGATGCTCTCGGCCGGTGAACACCCTATGTGGGTAGCAAAACAGATGGGGCATGCTGACTGGACGATGATTGCCAGGGTTTACGGGCGTTGGATGCCGGATGCAGATCAAACGGCCGGATCAAAAGCAGAAATTGTGTTCGGTCTTTAAGAATTAAGTCTACCAGTTCAGAAAATTTCATGACCCGGCAATCGGGGCATGACTTTTCGTATTTCCAGTCGCAGGCTTATAAGGCGGCTTCGCATCGATGTGCAGCTCCTTCACCAGCGCTAGCGACAGTGGCTGACCGCTGGCGTTGAGCAAGATCGTCGCAGTCGATTCTTCTCGGATAGCAGGCAAGATCGAGGTCAATTCAATTTCCGATATCGACGTGATTTTCTTGTAGTTCAGAAGAAAATCGCGAAAGCTCTGCTGTTTTTCCAGCGGAAATGACACAGGGTATCTTTCTTTGCTCGTTTTCACACCCTGATTTTGGGAGTGCTTTTTTTTACCTTCTTTATTGAAATACGTGGCGACTACAGCGAGTTTTTCAAACAGTACGGTGTTGACCTCTTGATTCTTCGGCTTTGCCGGCCACATGACGTATACGAATTCTGTGTAGGCTTTTGGCCGGACCTGCTTTTGCAGATTGAGCAACCTGCTCAGTTGGTAATTCTCTGCCTCGTGGGCGAGATCGGCCTCCTCGGGCGCACCGTCTGCAAGTGCGCTCTCCAAGCGCATGGTCGCCGCATCCTCCCACCCGCCCGTCTCGTTCTCGCCGCTTGCTGCAGGGACGTCGCCCCGATCATCGCTGCCGCCGTCTTCGCGAGTTTCCTGCTTCTTTTGGGAAAATGCCTTGCGCCTGATGTTCACTGTCTTGGGGGCCGCCGCGGTGAGTCTCTTAGCTTGCGCCACGATCACGCGATAGACGGTGGCGCCCTCTTCATGGTCGACAAAGATAAGGCTGAAATCGGCACCCAACACGGTTTCTTCCTTATCGCTGTAGTGCTGATAGAGGATTCGCACGTCAGCCTCATCTTGCGGCCAGACCCAGAGGCGCGGCCACATTTCGCTGGCAGCGGCCAGTGAGGCGGCAAAGGCCGCGCTCACGGCCTCCTCGCCCATCCCGGAATAGAGAGCGCCCTCGTGCAGCAGGTAGAAAGTCTCGTCGATGATCACCTCGATCATTGGGGCCGGCGCGCCGGTTGTCTTCTCGACGGCTTCGTGCTTCTGGACGGCTTTTTTCTGACGGACGGCCGCGATCACTTGCTGAACGGCCTGGACGGCCTGTGTATACGGGGCGGTTTTCTCTGACATGGAGGATTTGTAGGAACCTTGCTTTCTGTTTGAGGGATTCATGTTTTTCTGGCTGCTGTGTCTACGGCGGTTGAGGGACAACGTTTCAGGCATGTTAGGAAAAACCCGTCATTCCGGTCGAGCTGTACGCTTGCCCCACAGCCCCTTAAAAATTCCCCAAACCTTATTCGTGAGTGTTCGCTGCTGGCAGATAGCTGCCTGTGCTGGTTGATTGTCTGCATTTTGCCAGCAAAACCTTCAAGATGCCTAAAAAATCTAAGTTTACGGTAGGTTCGATTCCCGCCGTCTCCACCACCGAATAAATAAAAAGGGCTTCCCCGTTTTGGCGGGGAGGCCCTTTTTATTTATTCCATGCATGCAGAACGCGGGCGTCGAATCCGCGTCCGGTACGGGCGCGGGGGTTGTGCGGGGCCTTCGGCGAGCGCAGCTCGGCGCCGCACAACCGGGTTGCGCTTGCAAGCGCAACCCTCTCCGATTCGTCTGGCTAGCTTTTGCGCCGCAGGCGGTTTTTCCTAACAACAACATCAACTGCTCAGGCCGTATACGAATGGCGGACCTGACCCTTGCCTACACTCCATACATGCGAAGCACGGGTATCCGGTACGGGCACGAGGGGCTTCAGCAAACGCAGATCAGCGCCAAAAAACCGAGTTGTACTTGCAAGCGCAACCTACTCCAATTCTTCTGGCTAGCTTTTGCGCCGCAGGCAGTTTCTACTAACTCCTGA